ATACAGCTGATCAAGTACAAAAACAAAGAGGTCATATACCAGGTGAATTAAAAGAATTGATTGATTCACTTTATGTTTCTGAAGAACCAGTACTTGATTGGAGAGCTTATTTAAGACGTTTTAATGGAATGGCTTCAAAAGTATTTACTAAGAAAACAAGACGTAAACCAAATAAACGTTTTTATGGTAATCCAGCTCTTAAAATTAAACAAAAGAAAAATACATTAGTCGCTATTGATACATCAGGTTCAGTTAGATCAGAAGATTTAAGAGAATTTATAAGTGAAATTCACCATATTTGGAAAACAGGAACTCAAGTAACTGTAATTGAATGTGATGCTGCAATTGGTAGAATTTATGAATACACTGGTAAAGTAAAAGAAGCTGAAAAAGTATCAGGTAGGGGTGGAACAAGTTATGAACCAGTAATGAAATATTTACTTGAACATAGAGATCAATATCAAAATCTAATTTATTTAACTGATGGTGAATGTGAAGTTGAAACACAACCATGTAAACCAACTTTATGGGTTCATTGTTCAGGAAGACGTGTAAATAATAATTTACCTGGTGCTAAAGTACAAATTAATTCATAATGGAGAATATACATACAATAGATTCAGATATTATTGAGACATTAGTTAATATGTTTAATAGTGATGATGAAGATAATATTAGATTAGGATTAACAATTCTTAATAATGCTGATTTTAATGATGATAAAATAATGAAATATGTTAATGAACTTTACCATAAATGTTCAGGATTATTTTTCTCACTATTTCAAAATAAGAAAGGAGATAGTTGTGCTCGATTTTGTTATATTACATATGATAAAAAAATTAATAAGGTAGATGAATCAATATTAGATGAAGATGAATGGGAACCATCTGAAGCTTATAAGGATTGGGTGGTTAAAAACTAATATGACCTCAATTCTTAACTTATATTTAATTATAAATTAATAACACAAAAAATAAAGGCTATGGCAAAATCGACAAAAAAACAAAACGCAAGTGTTTCATTAAATGTTAATGAACTAAAAGATTTCTTAAAACACATTATTGATAACAATCGTTATCTACAAGAAAACAACAAACCAATGGTTAGTACTGAAGTAATAGGTGATTCAGGTATTGGTAAAACATCTTCTATTGTTCAGTTAGCGGATGAGTTAGGTTTAAATTTCGTTAAATTAAATTTAGCACAAATTGAAGAAATTGGTGACTTAGTAGGTTTTCCAATCCGTCAATTTGAAATGAAAGAAGGTAAAACAACAGAGTGGGTAGATGAGAATTCAGTTGAAGATTATAGAAAGAAAGGTTTTGAATCAACTGGTTTGAATCGTATGAGTTATTGTCCACCAGAATGGATTAGTGGTAAAACAAATGGTGGTATTTTATTATTAGATGACTGGAATAGAGCTGATATGAGATTCATTCAAGCTGTAATGGAGTTAATTGATAGACAACAATATATTAGCTGGAAATTACCTAAAGATTGGCATATTATTTTAACTGCTAATCCTGATAATGGAGATTATTTAGTTAATAGTATTGATAATGCTCAAAAAACAAGATTTATTAGTGTTAATTTAAAATTTGATCTTAAATGTTGGGGTAAATGGGCTGAACAGTCTAAACTAGATGGTCGTTGTATCAACTTTATGTTAATGCATCCAGAATTAGTTACTAAAGAAGTTAATAGTAGAAGTGTTAGTATGTTCTTTAATAGTATTAGTTCATTAAAATCGTTTGAAGAGTCGTTACCGTTAATTCAAATGATTGGTGAAGGTTCAGTTGGTTCTGAGTTTAGTACTTTATTTACTATGTTTATCAATAACAAGTTAGATAAAATGATTTCACCAGAAAATATCATGACACAAGATGAACAATATGTTATGAACACACTTAAAGGATTAGTTGGTAAAGATAAAGCTTATAGAGCAGATATCGCGTCAACATTAGGTACTAGGGTTGCTAACTATTTAGAGTTCCACGCTAAAGAAAATACAGTAGAAAAACCACTTATAGAACGTATAAGTAAAATTGTTACTGAAGGTATATTTGCAACTGATGTTTGTTATAATATGGTTAAATCAATTTATAATAGTAATCCAGGCAAATTTAAATTAATGATGTTAAACAAAGAATTAGTTAAATATATAACTAAATAGTATGCACCGTATCAAACATATAACAGAAGAACAAGCTCATTTCTATAAACTGTTAGATAGAGAAAAATTAACATCAGAACAAATATGCGATAAAGCCACAGCCTATACACTAACACCCGACCCGGAAAATCCGGGTTGGGATTTAGTTCACTATTACCAAGATAGTCCAATTGATAAAAATGGTAATGCTGTTCCTAACGAATATGTTTATGTTCTAGTTAATAAATCAATGCCTGATATGGTTAAAATAGGAATGACAATCAGAGATGTTGAAACAAGAGCTAAAAAAATATCAACTGCAACTGGTGTTCCTACACCATGGATTCCTGTTTTTGAATTTAAATGTTTTAATTCTTATCAACTCGAGCAAGAAATTCATGAACATTTAGATGCCGTTCGAGTATCAGGTAACCGTGAAATGTTTTATATGCACTCAAGAGACGCTATTAAAGTCATAAATGAATTAGGCTATAAATATACTATAGCACCACTTTAACTAATTAAAACCTATTCTTCGTATATATTTATATAAGGTATTAAAACTTAAAAATTATATGTTTAAAACACCAAAAAATCTTTATTTAAAAATACGTCGAAAAGCTTGGAAACCCAGGAAAAAGACCGTATATTTTACCCACATTAATAAATAATAAGTTAGTATGATGAATGAGATGAGTAGGAAGAGAAAGAGTGAGGAAGTAGGGATTAGGTTATTAACATTAAGTGGATGTAGGTATTGTGAGTGGTTAATGAATGATTTAAATAATAATAATATACCGTATGTAAACATTGATGCGGAAGAATGGTCTAACATTTCGGACAAGATTGAAGAAGAATATAAGACGTCATCTTATCCTATTGTGTTAATAGAGAAACAAGATAAACTTATAGTCATAGTTAGCGAGACTGACTTGGAAACGAGTGAAACATTACGTACATTTGACACGATACCACATTTAGTAGGTATCATAAAATCATATATAAAATGAGATACAAACAACCTATCCAGAATAAACTGGACCAATTAGAAAATATGTTAACTGGATTTGGTTCTAGATTTACAGACCCAGCTTTTAATATTGTAACAGCTAAAGATATGCTCGCTACAATGAAGGAAAAAGTAGAAGAAATTAGAACATTAGTTAACGCTGAAAACGATTAATATGCTTACACCAGAACAAATTCAAAAGAATTGGCAACAATTCGAGTTTTACATTAAACACTATATCAGTCAAGAACGAGCTGATAAATTATGGGCGTTTTATAAGAAACATGAAGAACGTTTTGTTATGATGCCAGCCGCTCATAAAGCTCAATACCATAACTGTTTTCCAGGTGGATATATTGATCATGTCAATCGTGTTGTTGAAGCCGCTCTTAAAATAGATGCAGTATGGAGAGAAATGGGTATGGTAGATACTTATACAACCGAGGAACTTGTATTCTCAGCTATCAATCATGACTTAGGTAAGTTTGGAGATGAACAAAACGAAGCATACATTGAACAAACAGATCAATGGAGACGAGATAAACTAAATGAAACTTATATGTTTAACGATCGTTTAGAATTTATGTCTGTACCTGATCGTGGTTTATTCTTATTAATGAGTAATGGTATTACTTATACTAAAAATGAATTCTTAGCAATCAGGACTCATGATGGTTTATATGATGACGCTAACAAAGCTTATCTTATAGGTTTCACACCAGAAACTAAACCACGCACCTCAATCATGTATGTTCTTCATCAGGCTGACTTATTAGCCGCTCGTATTGAGTTTGAAAAAGAATGGCTACCTAAATTATTAGGCCCACGTGTTGATAAACCAGCCAAAGAAAACAATTTTAAACTAAATAAAAACGCTAACAGTGGTGTTAAACAAAAAGCGTTAAAACAATTATCTAACCCCGCTTTAGCGGATTTAATGAAAAATATATGATATTAGGAATTATCTCAATCGTATTATGGATTATAACAGTTGTAGGATATATTATTTGGAATTTAAATAGTAAAGTAGCTAAATTAGAAGAAATTGCTAATAAACAAGCCATTATTATTGAAAGTATATCTGCTATTGTTTCTGAATCACAAAAGATGCTGGACCAAGTTGAATTAACAGAAGCATTTAAATCAGATGATCAAATTGGTTTCTTCTTCCGTAACTTACAGAATATACAAGATTCATTAAACCACTATATTAAGAACTAATATGTCTGAAGAAGTATTACTCACTAAGAAAGGAACTGTCCGTAAACGTAAACCAAAGAAAGCAAATATCTATTTCACTCAGGAAACTGAGGATGCTATTATAGAGTACTTATCTGAAGCGAGTCAAGATAAACGTAATCAAATATTTAATGAAAGAATTAATTATTCATTTCATAAATTAGCAGAAAATATAATTCATACATTTAAGTTCTATTATACAGAAGTAGATACAATACCAGAGTTACAACATGAAGTAGTAGCGTTTCTATTAGAGAAATTGCATTTATATAATCAAAGTAAAGGTAAAGCATTTAGTTATTTTGGAACAATTGCTAAACGTTATCTTATTTTATACAATAATGCTAATTACAAGAAATTAAAGGATAAAGCATCTGTTGAGGCAGTAGATGAAGATAAAACAATCTTGATTGACATTGTTAATAATGGAGAAGAATTATATACAGACAATGTGCCTTCATTTTTAAAACAGTTTACTAAATACGTTGATAAGAATTTATTCAAGTTATTTCCAAAAACAAATGATGCTCGTATAGCAGATGCTATATTAGAATTATTCCGTAAAAATGAAAACATAGATATATTTAATAAGAAAGCCTTATACATTTATATCAAAGAAATAACAGACGCATCTACACCTCAAATAACTAAAATTATTAAACGATTAAAAACAATTTATGGGGATAAATATAACGAGTTTTATGAACATGGATATATTCGTATGTAGTTTTTAAGTCTTTTTATTTCCCATATTTATATCAAAACAAATATGGATTTCAATCAAGTTTTATTTAAGGACAAAACTTTTTCAAGCTTACTAGAAGATATATATAAAAATTCAACTAAGAAAGAAAAAGAAATTAAAGCATTAATCGATCAACTGAAGCCTATGATACAGGAACCAGGTGACGCGATGATGCTTGTTCCTTTGTTGAAAGAATATATGGAGTTATCGATTAAAAATGACGAACATTTAATTAAGATGGCTGGTATTGTTCAACGCGCTATGGGAACAAATACTGAAGGTGGTGATGGTGGTTTGTTAAGTGATCGTGATAAAGAGTTATTATTTCAAGAAATTAACGCTATCGGTACTAAACAAATAGAAGCTAACAATGGGTAGAGAAAATACTTTTAAAGCAGGCGTCACATCACAATCACAACCAGGAGGTGATTCAAATTTATATGACACACTGAGTAGGTCATCTCAAGGTATGAAATTTGGTATTGTGGTAGATATTAATCTAGTCACTAAAGAAATAACATATAATACTATAGAAGATAATGTTGGTGCTTATAAAGTAGGTAAAGCAAAACCTTTATATCCTAATCAAATACAAATTCCTGATATTGGATATGTAGTACCATTAATAATAGGACCTACTAATAACGCTGGTGTTATAAGTAACGCTAAAAATAAAACAACATACTACATGGACCCAATTGGTATATGGCAAACTGTAGATAATAATAAAATAGTTAGAGCAGAATCATTCTCACCTCCATTAGCTGTTATAAATGTAGGTAGACAAAATATTAATACATCTGAAATAGGAATACCAAATGAGTAAACAACGTTTATCAACCTTACCAACTGACTTCTCTATTAATAGTGAAGATGGAGGTGGTTTACGATTAAGTAAAAATACAAAAATTATTTGTGATGTTGACTCTTTTTTTATGATTAAAAATGAGAATGAAGACACATCTGTATTAACACAAGATGAAAGACTTTATCCTACAGATCCACTTCCTAAAGAAACACTCCCCGCTGTTAGATTAGGAAATGAAAATCAAGACTCATTAAATATCACACCAGAAAAAGATGTCGCTAATGTAGTATTACCTGATAGAACACCAATTGAAATACAACCACTTGAATCAAAACAAGCAACATTATTAGAACTACCAGCAATAGAAGGACCAAGTCTATTTCCTGTACCACCATCTATTCCTGTTTCACTTACTACTCAATCATTTGAAGATTTAAATTTTCTTCCTGAAGATGAAAATCAACAAACATTTAACATTTATGATACAGCAACTATATATGAATATGATCCTAAAACTGACTCAAATATACCTAGAGAAACAGTTAGGATAGAAATATATAATAATTTACAAACTACAAATGCTACAACTAGTGTAGCTAAATTTGATCAAGATAGTATAAGAACAGCTTTAAATACTTTTATAACAGCGGGATATACTAAAACTCAAGCAGCTGGAATTGTAGGTGTTTTATTAGGAGAATCTAGTTTGGATCCAACTGAAGTTAGTAAAAAATCTGGTGCTTTAGGTATAGCTCAATTTTTAGGTAATAAACCTGGATCTGAATTATATGATTTCTTAAAAACATTTAATTTAGATTTAGGGTATTCAACACAACCATCACAAAGAAAATCATTATATCCTGCATTAGTAAACGATTCAAAATTTCCAAATTTACAACAACAATTAGATTTTTTAAAGAGTAGACTAGCAAATAAGTATCCTGGTGTAAAAAGATCAATCCAAAATACATCAACTCCAGCTGAAGCAGCGTTAAAATATGTTAGTGGATATGAAAAACCAGGAGTAGCTAGTGTTGGTTATTATCAAAATATACAAAAATACGCTAACCAGATATTTAAACAATTTTAGTAATGTCTATAAAAACATATAATAAAAAACAAATTATCCTTCAATCAGGTAGATTATTATTTACTGCAGTTGATGATAGTGTCTTTATTAATTCTAAACAATATATCAATCTATCAGCTGGAGATAAAGTAACAATTGATGTTGGTAGTGTAGATAGTGATAATGAAGAAAATATGTTTTTAGTCAATGCACCTAGAATGCAATTTGGTTTAGATAAAAATGGTGTAGCTGAACCTATAGTTAAAGGTAAAGCATTAGATGAGATAATAACTGAATTAATGGAAGCTATATCAACATACAATGATATGGTTCAAGCAGCAGCTTTAACACCTCCTCCTGCTATGGCAGCTATGTTAGGACCCGCTAATTCATTTTTAAAAGGTAAATTTAAATCTATTAAAGCTAAATTAGATAATTTTAAATCGACTAAATCGTTTACAATATAATGGCTATCTCAGATATACAACAAACAGCTGGAACAACCATAGCTCAAGCTCAAGAAGCTAGAGCTAAAGCTCTTGAGACTAAAGCTCAAGCTGAAGCAGCGGCTAAAAAAGCTAAAGAAGCAGCTGAGAAAGCAAAAAAGATTAAAGGTGATATAGAAAAAGCAAAGAAACGAGCTAAAGAAAAACAAGAAGAATTAAGAAAATCAGCCACAGACGCTAAAACATTTTTAAAAGATCAATCAAATATATCAGCAACTGGTCTTAAGACATTAATATTATCTGCTGTACTACCTGTTATAACTAAATTTATTAACAATGAAAAAGTAGTTAGTAAAGTATTAGATGTATTATTTGACCAAGCAACAAAAAATTTACAAAGTCAAGGTCGTGTTGATATTAATAATGGTAAGATAGTTTTCACACCTAAATACCCAGGAGATTATAGTAAGTACAAAGTTAACTTTGATAATAAAGTAAGTAGTTTAAAACAAACAATTACAACATTGCAAAACTTACTTGGTGTTTTATCAACCATACTTAAAGTGGCTAAGGCTGGTGTTGCCGCTTTACAAATACAGTTAATTATACAAGAAAAAAGATTACAAATACAAGCAATACAATCAGCAGCTGAATTAGCAACACCATCACCTACCAAACCCTTAACAGCTAAATATCAAGTTGAGTTTAATAACTTTGTTCAAAAGAAAAAAGAAAAAGAAGATAAGATCCAATTATATACAGCATTAATAACATATCTTGAAGCCATAATAAAAATATGTAGAGGTATATTAAGTAAAATTCAAGTTAGGTTAAATCAATTAAGTTTTACTATAATACAAAATGCCCCACAACCATCAGATGCTTTATCAACTTTATCTAATACACTTAATAACCAAACATCACAATTAAATTTAAGTGAAGAATTTATCAGTGATAAGGGTAAAACATATACAATAAAAACAATCACAACTTCAACAGGAGCATTACAGGCAGTCGCTTATGATACTTTTAGTATGATGAAAATAACTCAAACAGCTCCAAGTAAAACACGCAAAGCTGATGAACTTATTGATGAACTTAAACAAATACTAGGATAATAAAATATTTATAAACATGAAAGCAGACACATTCATAAAGTTATTACGTAAAGTTGTACGTGAAGAAGTACAAAATGTTGTACGTGAAGAATTAGGAATATTATTAGAAACACCTAAATCTGAACCAACTATAACAGAGACTAAAAAATCTACTGTTAAAAATTCAATGATTGAATCAATCAAACCTTCCAAACCACAACAACCAGCTAAACCAATGGCATTTACTAATAACAACGTTTTAAATGACATTTTAAATGAGACAGCTAACGGCGGTGAATGGCGTTCGGTAGTTGATGCAACGTCTCAAATGGCGCCTAATTTTGGTCCTATGAACGGAGCTTATGGTGGGATGACAGAAACAGCTGTTGTAAACAGTGTGGATCAAATGTTATCATCTGCTAGACCAGCAGGAGATGTTTCACAAGTACGTATAGACGCTGTACCTGACTTTAGTGCTCTAATGTCAACAATGAAAGAAAAAGGACAAATATAATGTTAAATAGACCAACATATAAATTAAATCCACAAGATTTAGGCCAAGCTCGAGGTATTGGAATTAATGTTTTGTTTAATAATGGAACTAACGTTTTTAACACTACAACCACTACTAAAGAACAGGTTAAATCTAATTTGATTAATTTTATATTAACCAATAAAGGTGAACGAGTATTCGATCCTACATTTGGTGGTGATATACGAGCATTAGTATTTGAACAAGACATAACATTAGATGATATATCAGCTAAATTAGAAGCGGATATATACAGTTATGTCCCAAACATAATAATAAAAAATATAACTGTTAAAAGATATTCAGACGAAAATTTAGTAAACATAATTATAGATTATTCAATAAACAACCAACAAGATAATTTAGTAATAAATGTATCTACAAACAATCTAACTAAGTAATGGCAAACGTACCAGATATAAAATATTTTGATAAGGATTTTAGTTCATTAAAGCAGGATTTAATCAATTATGCTAGAACGTACTTCCAAAACAACTACATGGACTTTAGCCCATCGGCTCCAGGTAACATGTTTATGGAAATGGCTGCTTATGTAGGTGATGTTTTAAGTTTTTACACTGATACTCAATTACAAGAAACATTATTGTTATATGCTCAAGAACGTAAGAATATAATAGCGTTAGCATATGCTTTAGGTTATAGACCTAAAATAACAACTGTTTCAACAGCCATGTTAGATGTTTATCAATTGATACCTTCAACAGGTGCTCCTAATTATAATCCTGATTATAGATATGTTTTAAAAGTAGAAAAAAATTCTTCAATTAAATCAATATCAAACCCAAACATAACATTCATAACACAAGATTCAGTTGATTTTGGTTTCTCATCTTCATTTGACCCAACAACTGTAACTGTTTATCAATATTATACATCAACCACTAATCCACAATATTATCTACTTAAAAAACAAGTAGAAGCAATATCAGGACAAATCAAATCAACAACATTTACATTTGGTAATCCTGAACAATTTCCAACTGTTACTATTAGTGATTCAAATATTATTGAAGTATTAAATATAAAAGATAGTGATAATAATACTTGGTATGAAGTTCCTTATTTAGCTCAAGATGCTGTATTTGATGAATCACTTAACACACCTATAACTGAACCT